ATAAAACAGCGGCCCGTAGTTCTGATACTTCCAACCTACTCTGCCGGCGCGACGATTGGCTGCGGTGTCCTTGTAACGCTTGGCACTGCGGCGAACGGTAACGATGTACGTCACCATACCGGGCTGCTTAGCCTTTACCTTGGCCACGATGATGTTGTTCAGCAACGTTCCGGTGAGCACGTGGCCGCGCGCCTTTAGATGTTCCTTCACCGAGTCCCGCAGAGTGACTGCGCATTTGCGCAACGACGTGCCAACTGGCTTCAGTGCTGTTTTCTCGCCCACGGCGTCACTGATGGCTTGCACACGCGCCTGCAATTCCTTCAGGCCGGTGAAATAGGCGGTCTCGCTCACAGCGTAACCACTTCGACGCGGCCGTATTTCGTGTGGCGAATAATCCGCTTCCGATATTTGTGAACCTTCGGTGGATCACCGTAAAAAACGACTTTGCCTTTGCGGGTATCGGCGTGAGATTGGTTCATTGCGCTCACCTTATTCGAACGGAAAGCACGTCAGGGACGAACCCGGCGTCTTGTTCACAACCTTAATTCCAGCCTTCACGAGAATGTCGCGCATCGCGCGGAACTGACCGTGAAACGTGCGGTAACGCTCTGGCGATGTGTTGCGCAACGGCTCCGGATGTTTGCCGAAGTAGTGCGATCCGTGCATGTCGAACCCGTGCAGTTCGAATTCCTTGATCTGCTTGTCGCGGATGACTCTCGCTACTTCTAGCGCAAGCACTCCGGAATTCGACTGCGACGTGACGTGCGATGTGATGCGCTCGACGCCTTCTATTTTGTTCGTGCTGAACTTGCGGCCAGCGAACTGCAATGCTTCTGGATATGCGCGCCACCAAGCGCGATCCTGCGCAACCAACGCATGCGCCCACGGCGCTAGATCAATTCCAACATTGGATACAGCGACGACGAGATCGAACCCACGCACGCTGTTCGCCACCTCGGCGCTCATCGAAGGCCCAGGGGCCAGAATTGCGCATCGCATCGTTCAACCCCAATGCTGTCGAATCCAAGAAATACGCTGCGCCTCGGGTGCCCATGGCTTAACCGGGCCGTTCATCTGTACAAGCCTCGCGTCAGGCGGCAGCGCTTCCTGCTCGGTGCGAAAGTCCCTGATTGAATAGATCCCGCTCTCGCGACCCCAGTACGTCTCCTGGCCGCTGAGCTTGAAGCTGATCCAAGCCTGATCGCTGCCGCGGAATCCAGCCGCCCGCGCCTGCGCGATAGATCTGGAGCCGTTGAAATCGTTCCAGACGTGCGCCCGCGATCCTGGCGTGTGCAGGTAGATGCCACCACCGAACCTACACTGGTTGCCCCAGTCGCGAAATGGACGCCAGCCGACAAACTCCTGCGGCGGGTCGAAGATTGGCGTCAGGTCAGCAACGACGACCAGATCGATATCGATCAGCAGGACGCGCTCGCCGAGCACCCTGGCTTCGTCCGAGAACATCCACAGCCTGCGGTAGCAGCTTGGGAAGCGAGCTCCCTCAGGGCTTCTCAGCTCGCCCAAGCTCCGAGCTGCCTCAGGCGTCGATAGCACCTCGACTTCCGGATCAAACCCGGCAGGACTGTCAGCAATGCAAACGAACCGGTGAGGCTCTGGAAGGTTCCGCGCAATCATTTTGCGCAGCGCGTTCACATGCGCAGGAGCGAAGGACTTGGAACGACTTGAGCCATCGTTCCAGAGCCACGTGCAAATGGTTTTCATGATGCCAGCAGCTTGCCCAAGAATTGTCCGGCGCTACCGAGGTCGACGGCCTGTATCCCGTGTGCTGCCAGTCGGTTTGCGAGACAACTTGCAGTTGGCCCGGCGCATAGAATTGCGACATCAGGCGCAACGCGCAGTACCTTCTCTTCCATCTTGTCGATTCGCGCGTAAGCCTCGTGCCTGCGGCAGGTGATGTGCGTCACCTTCCTCGCAGCCCTACGCACCGTGCGCACCATCGATCCGCTTTCTTCGCAGATCACAAGCGCGTGCTTGCCGGCCCAGATCGATTGCACCTTTTCCGCGTACTCGCGAGTACTTATCCAAGGCGCACTATCTGGGCGCGTGATGAATGCCGAATAGTACTGCTCGACTCCGAGCATCAGAGAAATAAAACGCTGTTCATGCCGAAGCCAGTTTTCGTACTTCGGCCCACGCGGGTCCATCGTCGGCACGCCAATGAGACATTTCGGGTGCGGACTTTGAAACACAGCAAGCAATTCAGCCGTAAGTTTCCTGTTGGCGGGCTCACGAGAGTATCCAGCTCCGCTCATTACCTTGGCTTCGCCATCGCCACTGCGGCTAATCGAATATCCTTCCAGGATTTTGTCGATTGTCTCGAATTCACCGGCCACTGCCGGATAGATCAGAGGACTTGCGTCCATGGGAACCTGATTGGGTTACGCCCGCGGAAATTGCCGCGCATCGCCCGCTTACGTCTAGTGAACTCAGACGTGTCGCGGCTCAACGTATGGTCAGATGCATCCGCGATAACGCTGCGCGTATACACATGCAGAGAAGCCGCCTCTGGCAAGAGATCGACTGAACCGAGTTTCCCCATCTCAAGAAGGAACGGTGTCCCGCCGCCGAGGCAGCCTGAGAAGTCTTCATTGTAGCACCCTGCCTTAAAGAACATTTCGCGCGTGCACAGGTATGAATCGCAATGCGGATGAATCTTGCCGAACGTCAGCTCAGGCGAAATATCGTCCTTGCGCCGCGTCTCGTCGGCCATGCCATTGCGAAAGCGATGGAAGCGATACCACTTGCTCTCGTCAACATCGGCCTCAAGCAATGCGACCGCAGATGCTACGGGGAGCACATGATCGATGTCGACGTGAATGATCCATTTCGATTTCGCTTGCTGCGCGCCAAGATTGCGCGCGCCTCCGCGGTTCCATGGAAGATCAATGCCGATCCGATATGCGGACAGACGGCGCATCAGACCGTTCGTCGCGATCACTGAAATGATCGGCGCGGCCGGCTCAGGGCTGCCATCGTCAACGACGATGAACTCGAATCCGTCCGGATAGTCGTTCCACGTCCTGACTTGCTCGGCGAGCATTCCTTGATTCAAATAGAAAGGCACAATTATCGTGACCGGCCCACAGTCAGCAAGCCTCATGCTGCGGCCTTCAATTCCACCAGCCGAAGCCAGTTCCTGATCCTTTCTTCGTGCGTATCACCGCACATTACCTGCTTCGAGAACGCTACTCGCGGGAAGCGGAATTGTTGCAACCTAGCTCTTACTTCAGCTTCGCGGTGCGCCTGCGAACTGATCTTACGCACGTCGAAGTCGATCATCGCGAAATTGACTTTGACGAACTCGCCAGAGTCCAGAAGATCGTCGAGAATGTCGCACTCGGCGCCTTCGCAATTCAGCTTTAGGTAAACGACGTCGCTATAGGCAACGTTGTCGCGCATCCAATCTGACGCGCGCTTGAACTTGCAAACCTCGGTTTCGTCGAATCGGCCTTCGTCCTTCTTCCAAAGGCCTGCCGTCTGGCTGCCTGGCTCGAAGATAGGCGCCTTGCAGTTCCTATCCCACAGACCGAAGTGTTTGATCGAAACTCTCGCATCTTCGATGGCTTCCAAATGCTCCCAACACGATTTTGATGGCTCGAAGCAGACGATGCGATCGAAACCAAGCTGCTGATCAAGAACTGCTGCCAACGTCTGGCCGCGATGCGCGCCGACGTCCAGAAATACTTTCATGTTTTCTCACCTTGCCGTGAGGAGAGGCGAGTGCCTCAGCCTTTATTGAGCAATGCCGTAGCCGGAATGGTCATCCATTCCAGTCCAGTGTCAGGATCGCGAATCGGCGGCGCCAGGTTGTAGATCGTCACAGTCTCGCCGTCGTCGTGTTCGGCGCGCATCTGCGCTTTTACGCGCTTGTCGTAGCGCATCAGAATCAGTGCGGTTACTTCCGCAGCAACCTGTTCTGATGCAAGCAGCTCGCGCGCACTCCGCGGCGCAATCTCGCACCAGAACTTATGATCCGCTGCGCCGCTGTCCAGAACTTCCCAGTCGACAGCCTGCTCGCCGGAAGTATCGACCGTCGTCACCTGCTGCTTGATGGTTACCCGGTGACGCAGACGCCCTGCCTTGAGTCCCATCACGCCACCGTGGGAACGCGGTAGTGATAGAGCATCGCGATCACGGGCAGCGGCAGATAACCAAACTCGAAACTCTTGTCAGGGTCCGAGTCGGGATTCCTGATCATCCAGCCTGCGAGATACATCGTCGCGTTCTGGATGTCTTCCGGCATATCGGTCGCGACGCCAGCAGTGTCCACGGCAATTTCGCCAGTGGTGTCGAAAAACCCTTCGGCCTTGTCGCCGATGTACTGCAGGACTAAGCGCGACGCGCCCTTGATGGCGAGTTCGATATCAGGATCTGCGGCAGAGTCGTCGAACCGCAGCCGCAGCTTCGTCGCTTCGAGCGAGACTAGCATCATGTGAGCTTCGCCGTGACCGAGCGCAGATCACGCCCGGGCGCACCGTCCTTGCCCTTGCGGCCCTTGCGCACGGCGATGCGCCAATCATTGTTTCCGGTGTCTTCACCTTCGCTGCCTGGCTTGACTTTGGTGCCCCGGCGCGCGATCCAATAGTTCCCGTCCCACGTGACGCCGTCGCCCTTGGCGTAGCTTTCCCCATCCCGATACACTTCGCGATCGATCACGAACGGAAGCGCGAATGTACGCTCCAGCTTCGTGCCATCGGTATACTTCGTGACACGTTTTTGCGTGCGCCCATCCTCGCTGATCTCTTCCGACTCGACATCGATGCCACGAACGACAACGGCCCATCCGGCCTGAGATAGGTCGGATGTGCGTTCCAGTGCGTCAGTCGTGCGAAGAGCTCTGACAAGGCCGCCGCAGAATGAAGCAAAAGTGCCGCGGGCATAGCTGCGGGTTTGGTCAATCGTCGGAAGAATTTCGATTTGTGCGGCATCACGCCCAGGTTCGCCAACCCCATCGCGACCATCCCGGCCATCTTGCCCTATGTCGCCCTTCTCTCCCTTCTCGCCTTTTCCAGGATCGCCCTTTTCGCCCTTCTCTCCGCGCTCGCCGTCTTTGCCATTCTTCGGCATAGGCAGCTCGCGCATAGTCTCTTTCAGCGCATAGACCTCGCTGCCAATAGGGGCCAGCGATTTGGCAATCAGTGTCCGCACGGCGGATAGGATAGATGTCACCATTTTCTTTGTCAGTTCTGGCGACACATCAATTCTCCGTTTTACTTCCCAATGCAAATGTACGTCATCTTGTAGTTCGTCGATGCCGTCAAAGCGACCGCCGCTATTGCACTTGCGCTTGCCCACGAAAACACTGGCGCAGTCGTGGACTGAGTGGTTACGTTCACGCTCGAATTAACCGACCACGCGCTAGCGCCTGAGGTAAGCCCAGCGATGCAAACCGGCGAGTTGGTACCGTTGGCTGCATTGAACGTCAGTGTGACCGTGCCAGTTGAACCAGGCGAACCGGTGCCAGTGGTCAAGGTCATCGTCCCGGCGTTATCAGTCGAGCCGGTTTCCATTGCGCACGACGGAGATGTACCGCCGCCAGTGCTGAACGCGCACGTCGGCGCAGTGCCAGCAAGATTTATATGACCCTTGTTGGTAATCTGGACTCTAGATACACCATCTAGCATCAGGTTCATCAGGTCCGGAGTATTCGTGCTGTGTGCGTTCAC